CAGAGCGTGAGCTAACCGAAAGAACACATGTCTTGAAAAGACGTAAGTCTTTTTAAACACATGTTCAAAACACTTCAGGTGTTTTGACAAGTTGAATCAATTATCAACTGAAAATCATCATAGATGAGTCGTAGATAGGGAAAGGATTGAACCTTTTTATCTATTGTCATCTTTTAACTTATCTATTAATCTCTTAATTACCTTCGTTTGCTAGGTATCCCAGTCAAATGGGACTTCTTCCTAAACAAGTGATAATTAAGATCCTCCTAGATTCGTCTATAATGATTTATCAATATACTTTAATTGAAACTATTTACACTTAAAAAACTTAAGAATTACATACGCCCTGAGGCATACTTATCCAAAAGTTCTTTATTCCTGTCAAACCAGTCTGAATCTGGTGTACTTCCTTTATCCATTAAATATTTAAAAATGAGAACGATTCTTACGATTTCGTTCTCCGGAAGTTCATCCAGATTCTTCTCACTTAGAATTACAGTTTCAACTTTGTTTACTATTTGTTTGCGTCCATATAGTTTGGTACAAACCAAATCGCTCTTTATCAAACCCTCCCAAGAATTAACTTCTTGAGAGAGATCAATATCAAACAATTTAGCTTGCTTAACAAAGTTCTTACTAAGTAAGGAATATACCTTCAAACAGATCATGTCCATTTCTAGTTTACTCAAACTTGCTTTCTCAGAATCAGTATCAAAAAAGATTTCGGCTGTACCTTTAAAAAGTGCAACAAATTCTCTCTCGATTCTTTCATATACAGAAGCATAGTTTGGAAAAGCATTAATGAAATCTCTAGATAAATACTTTTTTAATATCGGACATAGGTCCAATAAATGAGATTTCCAAAGATTGGAACTGAATGATAATAAGGATAATGTTTTCGAAATATTTGTACTTTCATCAAGTGAACAACATAAATCAAAATCTTTTTCTAAAGTAGGATCACCTATTAAGCAACTGATGGAATCATATACATGTTTCCAAAAATTACAATAAGTATCAGGTTGCTTCATATGAGTTTGAACATATTTAAGCTTTCCATTGGTCCAAGTCGGTTTCTCTATAGATAATATGTCGCAAGATATATTACCTTCAAACAGAGTAACCTTCTCACTCAATGGAGAGGAAGCGAAAAAGAGATTGATCATTTGATCATATTCTAACTTTGATTTTGAGATTAATGCTCCAATTTTAACAAACTGTGATAAAGTCATATCAGATGGCCCACTAAGGAACCACGGAATACGCACAGTGTTAAGTAATTTGGATGCAAATGAATAAGGAGCCTCGGCTCCAGATGCAACATCAAAATCAAAGAAGAAAATTGGATATCCAGCGTATCCATTGTAGAAAGCAGTGTCATTTCCAATAGTAAAGAATTGTAACGTCCATGATGTATAAAATTTAATAGGATCGCTAGAAAACTGACTAGAAGTAAAATACCAATTAGTATTACCTCGAACCTTTAATGTTGTTCCACTATATACAGAAGACATAGCAAACATTTCCCTCTGTGAAGCTTGATTAAGCGACGTAGAAGAAGGAATGTCTGTTCCGTCTAAGCATGTTAAAACAACATTACCGGACTCAGTAGTATTGATGGATGGTACATATTGGATTGTCAAAGAATTCAACCTCCACTTTTGAAAGTTAGAAGCTATATTCGATGCACGTGTTCCAAAAGCACCACCAAAATCAATTGGGGACACTCTACTTGTGAAAGTATTATAGAAAACAGTAGGATCAGTTGGATGGAACGCTAAAGGTTGTCCTACACTAGCACCCACTACATTCAAGACTTTTGCACCATTATGTACTTTTTCAACGGTACTCAATGGGGGCAAGGTAAACTCACCAGCAAAGCTTGTAGGGACATTAGTTGTATTGACAACCGGAACAGATTTACGTAAACTTTCAATAATATTAGCATTCTGTTTCTCTGTGACATCACTTTTAGTTAACATAACTCTTTCTGGAGCACTAGTACCGTCAGATTTTTGCAAATCCCGCACCACTCCAGAAGAAGTATTGACAACTTTCATGATCGTCTGAGGAATATCTAGAAATGATTTAGGATTTCCTGCCATCATACCTCCTACTGTTGTACCAACATCAGTAAGAGTTCCGACAATGTTTCCTAAATCAAGATCCATAATTCCTGAGGTTCCAACCTCTTGATTTTCCTTTTTATTCATTCTTGATCTTCTTGCTTGAAGATGACCAACAAGCGGCTTGCTTCTTGTTGGTTGTTTTTTACTTGAAGATTGTAAAGACACCTTGGAATCCGGACTAACACCCTTAAGATGTTGTGCGCCATGGCCAGAATTTACTTCTCTTCCTTCTAACTTTTTAGTTGTTTGAGTTTTCTTATTTGACATAATTTAAATATATAAATTTCAAGATTATCGATAAGATGCAATATAGCAACAATAACCTCTATAAACTAAAATCAATTAAACATAATGAGATTAACAAAAATTCCTCAGAATTTACATCAGGAGTACGTTCAGTACGACTAATATGTAATCCACAGAAATCTGATTCAAAGAAATACCCATAATTTTGGATAGCAAGATCATTAAATATAAGATCGGTTTCTAAGAAACCTTTTGCTGCTTCCAAAATTGGAGTGTATTTATCCAAAAAGAAATCCCAGGTGGATACAAATTCATATTCCCGTGATAAATCACATAAAGAATATACACTTGATGTTTTTGTTAAAATTCTATTGAAGATGTCATCATACTCCTCAGAGTCAGGACTCTCTAAGTAACTTACTTTTATATACCCTAAAGCATATAAAAGATAAATCTTAAACTTAGCGATCATAGCAATATAGTATGATGACTTAGTAATTTTCTTTTGACCTACGTTAAAAACATGATCTCCTTTCTTTACAAAACAATCTATTTCCTTCTGCCAATTAAGCTCCCAAAAAGGGCTTTCATTGACCAGACCAACTCCAAGAAATTTCCTTTTGAGAAATTTATGGATTGTCAATACTCTAGAACGTGAAATTCTAGGTGGTGTTGTGTAAAGAAGAGAAGTCATACTTTTCCCGCCCACTCTTGTGGAAAGAAAACGATCTTCAATGAATAATTCTTCTCTCTTATGATGAATTTTCAAGAAAAAGTCTGAAACAGAATTCAAATTCTCAATAGGCTGAGTATGTGAAAGTTGTTCTATTAATTTATTATATAAACCAACAAAATCAACTTCAACATCCTCAACTATTTCTCTAATCATCTGTTTAACATTCCAATTATACATAACTCTTTGATTTAAATGACCAATCTCGTAAACGAGACCTTCTTCATTAAAATAAAACTGTCTAGAATTAATGTTAAAAACTTTTTCTGAATTATTTATTGTCTTTAATTTATTACGTATCAAACCATAACAGGTTGAACACCGTTCCTGAAGTATATTCTCTTGAAGAGTCAACTTACCAACAGCATCATCACCATTTATAAACAGCCACCAACCTAATCGCTCAACATTTTGATCATAGAACCTTTGTAAAAAGTGTCTCGGATCTCTAGGAAGAGTATTATTTTGGATATACCATTTTAAGTGTCGTTTAAAACTTCCCTCGGGAGAGTTCATAAACTTCGCATAAATAAATGTAGATAAATTTGCTATACATAATAACGTAAAAGACAATGTATTACCCATCATCTGCCCACCAACTTGA